GCTACCTCGCCTACGTGGTGAAGTTCATCCGCGAGCACAACCTGCTCATGGTGTCTTTGCTGGCGTTGTTGATGATGTTCGCTGGCGTCGGCCCTGCGATCGCGAAGGTGACGACCTTCATGGTGAGCTTCTCAGCGGCCACCGCCCTGGCGAGCCTTCGGGCGTTCATGTTACAAGGCACCTTGACGAGCCTGTGGGAGTACACCAAGGTCTTCGGGACCCGCAGTGCGATGAACGCCTTCTTCGCTACGTCACAGGCAGGGATGATCGGGCTGACCATCGCCACAGGGTGGGCAATCCAGAAGATCCTGGAGCTGCACGAGGCCATCCAGGACAATGCGAGTGTGAACCGCCAGATGGAGTACGGAGCGTGGGTGGCCAACAAGTCCACGGCGGAGACGGAAGTGAAGATGGCCGAGCGCGAAGCGTTCCGAAACAAAGGACCTCGCGGGGATGCGCTCAAGGAGGCAGAGGCGAACCGCAAGCTGCTCTTGGCGCACAAGAGCCTGGACTTCCTGCTCTCGCACCCTGTGGCAAAGCCCAGTGAGTCCGGCACACCTCTGCAAGAAGATCTGTCCGCGAAGCTGATGGCCCAGCTGTCTACGGACGTGGGGAAGATCACGGACGGTCTCTCCAAGTTGCTTCCGCCTGCGCAGCAGACCGCCGCCAACACTACCCCCAAGGGCAACGTGCCCAACGACGTCCTGCGGCTGGCAGGCATGGCCTTCCGCACCCACTTCGACGTCCTGGCCAATGGCATCGCGCTGGCCGCCGAATGAACGGCCTCGCCACAGCGATCGGCGTGGCCACGGTCGGTGCGCGGTTCCTCCCGGACGGCGCACCGACAGCCACCGACCTGCAGAAGATTCAGGCCCAGTACTTCCAGGCCGACGGACTCTCACAGAAGTCCCCGGACCTTCCCGGCCCGCTGACCGGCATGGGCCTCCAGGAGAACGCCCAGGGGCAGTTCAACGCCAACCGGTCGGACTACTCGAAGGGGAGCATCTTCTTCCGGAAGTCCGGCCAGGGCCTCAAGTTCACGGCGGGATCCCCCGGCGCTGGCGCCACGACCCTCGGGGCCATCGACTTCGACCTGATCCTCGAAGAGGAGATCACCCTCTCCGCCAAGGTCTGCCAGCACCCGGTCCAGAGCGGCGACCCGATCACCGACCACATCCAGCCCCTCCCCATGGCGGGACGGCTCAAGGTGCTGGTCTCCAACTACTCCCTGAAGTACGGGCCCGGCGGCGTCAACGCCTCTGCGTGGAGCCCGTCCGTGAACCGGGCGCTGGCCGCCTACGACGCCTTCAAGCTGCTCATGCTGGCCCGCACCACCGTGACGCTGGTGACCGTGCTGGAGACCTACTCGGTGAACTCCATCGTCATCACCAGGGTGTCCGTGCCGAAGACCCACGAGGACGGCGACTCGCTGACCTTCACGATCGACTACGTCCAGATCAAGGTGATCGCCAAGCTGAACACGATGGCGCTGCCCGTGTCCGCCAAGGCCACGAACCCCACGGTCCCCCGGAACTTGAACGCCATGCAGCCTGCCGGTAACGGCACGCAGTCACCTACCAACACGCCCGTCCCGCCCAGCGGCATCATCAGCGCAGAGGGTTCGGGGGACGGCACATGAAAAAGTTCGCCTACAACCCGTTCCTCTCCTCCCAGCAGACCTTTCGGTTCGTGACCGACGAGGGCACAGCCGTCGTGGTGACGCTGCGGTGGAACGGGCGGAGCAACTTCTGGTTCCTGGATGTGACCCAGACCCTGGCCGACGGCACCACGTCATCGTTCTACGGGGTGAAGGTGGTTGCGAGCTTCCCACTCCTGCGTGCCGTGCAGAGCCTGTTCGCCTTCCCCGGAGATTTCATCGTCTTCCCGGCGTCCAGCGGCGTCGTGGGACAGCCCATCGCGTTCCCGGACCTGGGATCCCAGTGGTTCCTCTGCTACCTCAACGCCACCGAGATCGCCGCCTGGAAGGTGCAAAATGGCGTTCAGTAGGGTTTTGGACATCTACGCGGGGGACAATCCTGCGGGGACGCAGGTGGGCACAGCGACGCTCATGCAGCAGGGCGAACTTTACCAGCTCGCCGGGATCAACCACGTCACCGGCGAGGATTCCCTGCACGCCTCCGCGGAGGTCCACCGTTCGAACACGATGGAGCGCAACGTCGCCGAAGTCAAGATCATGAACTTGAACTCCGACACGAGGAAGTGGTTGGAAGATCCGGGCAAGATCCTGCGGGTGGACGCGGGCTACACCGACGAGGGTTTCGGCACGATCTTCTTGGGCCAGATCGACTACGCCACATCGACGCTGATCGAGAGCGACTGGGTGACGACCATCACCGCCTACGGCTTCCGCGCGCGGTCGATGGAATTCGAAACTCTTCTGACCGCAGTCTCCTACGACCCCGGCACCGACCTCCAGACGATCCTCAACGGCCTGGGCCTGATCCTCGGGGTGCCGGTCTTCGGGGTGAACGTATCGAACATCGTTCCCCAGGGCGGCTTCGTGGATGTGGGGCCGATGCGGAAGATGTTCCGGAGGGTCGAGAAGATCCTTGCCGCACCTGGGGTCAACTTGGGGCTCTACTACGACCTCGCAGAACTTCGCGTCTTCAAGGCGGGCCAGCCCGACTTCCAGATCGAAACGCTGATGTGGGACCTCACCAGCGGACTCACCAGCGCCAAGTGGGTGGTCCACGAGGTCACGGCCTGGCGCAAAGAGGTCAAGGCTGCGCGGGCGCTCCAGAAGGCCCAAGCGGCCTACAACAAGCGAAAGTCTCCTGATGGGCAGACACGTGCCGCGCAGACCGTGTGGTACAAGAAGTACGCTGACGCCGAAGCCAAGCGGGAGCGTGTCGAGCTCCACGGGCTCGTCAACCACATTGCCCGCCCCAACTGCCCCGTCAAGGTAAGCCACCCGGCGCTCTCCACCGACGGATACATGCTTCTCGTGGCGGACGACATCACCTATCGCCTGACGAACTTTGGCGAGGACTTCGACATGGCGATTCACGCCTCGCGCGATGCGTCGGGGAACGTCTGATGTCGAAGATCACCCTTCCCGAAGCCGTCCAGTTCCTGATCGACGCCAACATCGAGGGCGTCCACACCTGCATCCCCGGGATCGTGACGTCCTACGACGGCCACAAGACCCGCCGCGCCACGGTCCAGCCCTCCGTGCGGCTCCCGTCCTCCAACGGCGTGCTCATGGACATCCCACCCATCGGCGGCGTGCCGGTGGTGTTCCCCTCCTCCGCGCTGGGCACCCTGTTCTTCCCGATCAACCCGGGCGACGGCGTGACGCTGGTGTTCTCCGAGGTGGGGATTGGCCGGTACTTGCAGAGCGACGGGAACGACTTGGCCGATCCGGGCTCGCTGGACCGGCATGCCCTGACCGACGCCATCGCCATCCCCGGCCTCTGGACCTGGGGCTCCGCGCCGGAGTTCCCCGCCAGCGCGGCGATGGATGCCGTGGTGCTGGTGAGCGGGAACGGTTCGATCGTGGAGCTGGGCGCGACGGTCGGGATCCGCAATGCACAGACCGATCTCCGGGCGGAGCTGGAGACGATCTACCAAGAGATCGACGATCTGCGGAGGGACTTGGCGCTCAACTTCAATGCGGTGGGAGCGGGCATCACCGCCGGGGCATCCTTCCTTACTGCCGCAGTCACCGCAGCCACGGGAGCCGCCACGGGACACACCGTCGCGAGGGCGCAGGTTGCGCTCGACAAGGCCTCCCTGCAGGAGCTTCTGAAATGAGCACGACCATCGCCCTCGGGATCGACGCCGTGGACCCCACGATCGCCACACCGATGTACGACCTCTACCTGGATTCCACCGGGCAACTGAAGTTCCACCAAGCCACCAACGCCGTCGTAGCCCAGGCGGTCATCACCCGCCTGCGTACCATGCTGGGCGAGTGGTACCAGGACCCGACCATCGGGATCGACTACGTCGGGCAGGTACTCATCAAGGGACCGAATCTCGCCACCCTCCAGCGGTATTTCGCCGCGCAGATCGCGCTCGTTCCCGGAGTGGCCTCGGTGGTCTCCGTCACCTGCACGCTGAACTCCGCGACGCGGACCCTCTACGTGAAATTCTCCGCCATCGCCACCGACGGTTCGGCCGTCCAAGGGAGCATTTGATGGGAACCTACGTCACAGCCACGGGCTTCGTCGCCCGCACGCTCCAGCAGATCCTCTCCAGCTTCAACGCCGCGATGGTCTCCTTCTTCGGCCCGACGATCGACACCTCCGCAGAAGGTCCCACCGGCCAGCTCCTGGGCCTCGAGGCCGCAGGCCTGGGCGACGCGTGGAACGGCATCCAGGAGGTCTACGCCTCCATGGACCCGGCGCAGGCCTCCGGCGCAGCCCTTGACCGCATCTGCGCCTACACGGGCGTCGTGCGCATCGCCGCCGCGCAGTCCACGGTGTACGCGAATCTCTACGCGCTCCCCGCCAACGACGGGGTGACGATTCCTTCTGGCAGCACGGCCCGGCGAGTGAGGGGGGCGGTGGTATTCTCCCTAACCACCAACGCCGTCATCTCGTCGGGCTCCTGCCAGGACCTCTACCTTTCGTTCGGCACCGTGCCAGCGATCGGTGCTACGGTGACTCTGGTCACCTCGTTCGGCAGCTTCTCCGTGACCGCGACCTCGGACGCGGTCGCCACGACCCGCGCGATCAACACGATGTCGCTCCTGGCCGCCGCGATCAACGCGGGCACCTGGGGCACACCCACTCCGCCGACGCTCCCTGGCGTCGCCCAGGTCTGGTCTGGCGGCGTGCTCCAGTACCCGGCGACGGACGCGGTCGGCGGCGAGCAGTTCCCGACCGGTGTGGTCCTGCGCCTCCAGCACCAGATGACCCCGTTCTCCTACTCGTCGGCGAACCCTTCGAACTCGCAGTGGGCGACGGACCTCATCGGCTCCCAGGGTTCGTTCATCTGCAGCGTGACCGGCGCCCAGACCGTGGCGGTCAACGAGCTGACGGCCATCGTGTCCCCGCAGACCGGCTGGGCCTTCGTGACCAACCTCGTGCCCGGAGTTCCTGGCCGCGACGTGGAGACCGACGACGCCCTGCGCCTGCGCCGCGCGCAACAGCTTGGCCTCGGGCTCTCTACTCCCGCCGCCATGACCGCCTACATCTTCGACAATGTGGCCGGTGTCTCCACCGTGGCGGTATCCTCCAACGACGGCGACACGGCGATCGACGCCTACACCCCAGCGCATTCCGTGACGGCGACCGTGGTCGGCGGAAATCCCCAGGCCATCGCCAACGCGGTGTGGGCCAGCAAACCCGCAGGCATCGCCACGGGGGGCAACACGATGCGCTCGGTGCCGGACTCCCAAGGGACCCTGCACAACGTCTCCTTCAACATTCCGACGGCGACGCTCATCTGGGTGAAGGTGCTCTACGACCTCTACATCGAGGAGTCCTTCCCAGGCAACGCGGCGATCACGACCGCAATTCTCGCGTGGGCGGCGGCGGAGTTCACCGCAGGCAAGGACGTGATCGCGCCGAGGTTCCTGGCCCCCATCTACACGGTGCCGGGGATCGGAAACGCGCAGGTGACGGTCTCCACAGACGGCAGCATCTACGTCGCAGGGCCCATCGTGCTCGGCCCCGGAAACGTGGCGGAGATCCCGAACGGTACCTACATCACCTACGGTACGCTATGAGCGACGAACCCATCCAGCCAGTCGACCACAACGACCTCCAGAAGCTTCTCCTGGAGCAGTACAAGTGGCGCACCGACGGCACGGCGACGCGGATCACGAACATGATCGCGATGCTGGCCTCGGAGATGAACCTGGTCGAAGACGCGATCCAGGAGTTGCTGACGGCGTTCGACATGGCCACGGCCATCGGAGTGCATCTGGACATGCTTGGGGCGATCTTCGGAGCACCCTTGCGCAACGGCGCGACGGACTCTGCGTACCGGATCACGGTCCAGACGGCGGCGTTGAAGGCAACTTCCGGAACGCCCGAGCAGCTGATCGCAGCGATCCGCGGAGTGGTTGGGGGGACGACCCCCATCATCCTACAAGAAGTGCAGCCCGCCAAGGTGTATGCTTTCTATGGCACAGGGGTGATCCCGGGGATCACCGTGGCGCAGATTCGGCCATCGGCAGTGCCGGCGGGTGTGCAGTTGATCTTCACGGACTTCCGCATCACCGACGACGGCACGGTGCGAGTTACAGATGACCTTCAAACAAGACTGGTGGGGGGCTAACCATGGGCTACAGAATTCAGGATTTGACTGCCGCGACGGTGCTCACGCCGGCGACGGACCTCTTGGAGTTTCAGCAGCTGTCGCAGTCCGCCCCCACCAGCCGCAAGGTGACACTTGCGCAACTCCTGGCGTACACTCTTCAGCCGGCGAACAACCTGTCCGATATCGTGAGCGCGACGGCGGCGCGGGCGAACCTGGGGCTGGGATCCGCCGCGCAGCAAGCGTCTTCCGTGTTTGCGCAGGTGGCGAATAACCTTTCCGACTTGCTGAATGCTGCGACGGCGCGGACGAACCTGGGGCTGGGCTCTGCGGCCACGCACGCCGCCACGGATTTTGATGTGGCGGGAGCCGCCACGGGACTCTCCGAAAAGGAGAGCCAGGCCCTTTCCGCAGGTTTCAACCTTGTGGCCGCAGCCAACGCGAACGGGTCCAGCCTCGACGTCCTGGCGACGGCGGGGGAGATGACCGTCGCGAGACTGGCCCCGAAGATCTACTCGGTGACCGTGGACGCGTCCATCCCATCGGGTGCCGGAGGCACCGGGTACCCTAAGAGATGGCGGTTGGCCATCTACAACACCAGCGGCCCAACAGGCTTCGCCTTCGGGCGCATGATGGCAGCGTTTGTGTCGTCAGGCTCCTACGTCATTCCGAATCTCGCGCAGATCGGCTTCACCACGGCGCTGGATCAGGCCACCACATTCATTCCGGCCCA